TTATAATTTGTGGATATAAATAACCGTAAATTTGCTGCAACTTAATGGACCCTTTTGAATATTTATTATGATTTCACTTGAACAAATGCTTGAACAATATCCGTTCCTAACTTATATAAAATACCCTACTGCCGACTATATTGGCATTATTCAAAACCACGATGTAGATATTGTTTCAATGTATGCTTTTAATAAGCTACGAACCGAAGAAGACAAACGAGGGTTCTTAGAAGCAGCAGAAGTATGGTGGTGGGAATCGAATAGACTAATTCCTATTAACATATTCTTAAAAAATAACTGGGATAAGTTTCGTTACAGCACCGTAACCTTAACAACAAAAGATATTCGTGAACAACATGGACATATCGTTTCAATAGCCAAGCTAGCAGAACGCAGAACCAAACGTAGAGTTGTTCAGTTAGTTAAGCGTCTCAGTTAATCAATAATAATAATTCCTCAACACTTATTATACTTTTAGAACCTTTACTTGAATTTTTATTTGCTTCTAAAATCTGTAAGTTTGCTGTATGATTTACTACATTTATTGGCAAATTAGCATTCCACGCATCTAAAATACTTAATTTATGATCAACATGATATGTTTGCTGACCCAACTTATATCCTTGTTCCTTTGCCCATATCTGTGCTGCTTTTCTAACTTTTCTTGCATAATGACGATATTCTTTTGCAATTTCTGGTGTTATTAAACCAGATTTTTTTCTTCTAACATTCTTACTTTTTTCAATCGCATCTGGATTGTTTGCACATTTTTTCAAAAATATTTCTTTTGTTCTCTTCTTTCGTTCTATTGCTTCGGGCCGTTTCCATTGTTCTTTAACAAAATTAGAATGTTTTTTAATATATTCAGGACAATTTTGTGCAATTGGCAAACACGTATATTTTCCATGTGTGTTTATAATTGTAGCCAATTGACCACATCCATGATCACACAACTTTCCCTCTGGTATAGGGTCGTGTGTTTTTTTATGATATGAATACATTGCTGGATTATTGCTTATGTATTCACAATATTCACATTTTCGAGGATAATTTTGTTTAACCCAATTATCATAATTTTTACTTTTTGGCATAATATTATTTATGCTTACTTCAAAAAATCACACGCTTTTTTCGCAAAGTAGATTCATGTGAATCATAACCAATAATGCGTAGGAAAAACTATGCGATTTTTTGAAATGGTATCCGCCATCAACGGGTTTTACCCAAATCTCATCGGCTACTTCTCGCCATCGTTTTCCGATAAGATGTCGCTTTGATGGACGAATGATTGCCAATAACATAGCCAGCATATCCATTGTAGTAGGAAGATGTTGTTGTACGACATCAAAATGATTTGATAAATGAATAAGTTTGGCAACAAAATCCCTTTCTTTTAATAGTTCCCACCGAGGTTCACGGTTACAGAGTTCGTCAAGATGCTCGTTGCTGCGAACTGAATTATAAATATGAACGTTCAGTAGGTCTAGCTTCATATAGCCAAGTTCTTCGGCTTCATTATAATCAATATTACTCAATCCACTTAGCGGATTGAATGGAATAGGATTGACATAGACTCCAGTGTTGTGCTTGACAACAATACCGTCACGGTTTATAGACGCAGGTATATACTTGATAAGTTTCAAGACATCCTCACGGTTTCCAAAGTCTATGTCAATATCCATTATTTGACTCCCCAACGCAGAATAAACAATGCTGCATCTTCTTCATCATAAAATCTGATTCCCCAACGATTTTCTTGACCATTTCCAATAAACCATCTTGGACTTTCATCATCTGGTGGATTAGGCATATTCTCATCAAGCCATATTCCAACTTCAACAATATCATGATTCCATAAATCTTCGGAAAATTCAATATCAATATGACTCACGACCATCTCATTAAGAATAAGTTACGTTCTTCATCATTGACGAACCCTAATATCATACCCTTTTGTGACCAATTTGTCAAGGATTGTTCGCACCATTTTTTAATTTCTGATTCATTGCTAATATAAAATGCTACATCGGCAATAACAAGAATACTTTTATTTTTTATTAAATCTATGGTATAGATATCATCCGATAAATCACGAATATTTTTTAACGATGCATTTCCAACTATAAACCGCTGTGACACTAGAAACCTGCCTGTGCTAGGATATGACGAGTCATTTCTGTATCAGCAGCATAATCTTTTAACTTCTTTGTCCAAAATTCTGGATCAATCCAAGGCAATAATAACGTTACCTGTTCCTCAGAAAGTGAATCAAATTTATCAATGCCATTGTCACAGCAATAAATTGTCCAACAGCTAATGCGACCATTAAGAATATGCTGCACAAAACGATTAGCACTTACTTTCATAAAGTATTCATTTAATTCATTGCCAGTTTCTTCTGCCCATTCTTGCATAGTAATAATACTACGTTCTAGCGCATCGGTGCTGCTTTCTTGACGCAGCAATGTATAAAGATATTCTTCATATACTTTATCCTTACACCAGTTATCAATCTTAATCTGGTTCTTTAATACATAATCCATAAATTGTTTAACATTGATTGCACTGATTGCAACACAATGTCGCCCAAACTTTACAAATGCATTATAAAAGTTGTTACTGCAAAAATCATCATAGGTCTTTAACTTGGCACTGCCTTGTGTAAGTTCATAGAACCGTAGCCATGTTTGGAAACCAATTACTACGCCTTTCTCGCCACGCTGCAAGTCACGGCGCTTAGGCTCACACTGATGAACAGCCAATGTGCTTTCACGCACAAATCCTTGTCCACAATATTTGCATATGTGATCACCAGGTTTAAATTCTTTTCTTGCTTCAATAGCTATTTTACGCAATTCGTCCATCTTGTAATTATAACAGTTTTTGTGCTGCAGGAGTAATATAATATTTCCACGATGTCAAATCAAATCCACGAATAACTTCTTCGTGCAGTGGCAATTCACTTGGGTCATATGGCGGCGTGACTGTGCTAATTAGTTGATTATAATAATCAGGATAACTTCCAAACCAAATTTTAGGTATAGTAATAAAACTCGTTACTTTGTGGATGAATATATGATGAGGATGACCATACTCGCCTTTCTCATTGTGTGTTAGTATAATATCTGCGCCATCGCATACAGCACGTATCCACTGTTCTGCATCACCACTATTAAATCCAAGTTCGTTTTTCTTTACACTTTCCCATTTATCAGTCAAGCCAGCAAACATGGTAGGAATACCACGGCGTTTCCAAAATTGGGAAATCTCGTTACCACGAGGATCACTGCGTCGATAGGTAAGATAACATATCGTCCAATCCCAATCACGATGCTCCATAATGAATTGATAGGCAAAGATTGCGCAATCATCTGGATGAGCAACCATACATACTGCTTTCATATACGATCCTTTACAAATTCATCCCACGCTTTACGTTGATCTTTGTCAAGAAGTTTATAAGCACGAGGATGCACACTAGCAGTAAGCGTATTTTCTTGATGAACTTTTTTCCACCATACATTAAAGTTTGGTACATCATAATCTGCTAGATTAGCAACTTCAATTACTTGTTCACCGCTATACAAATCATCAAAGTTTCCACGTTTAGTTAACCACGCACTATAACAAAGAAATTCAGTTATACCATTTGTATGAAACTCACAATTGCTTTCAAACCAATTTATAAAGTCAGGTTCTTCATAAACCATTTCTCGCATTGTCTTAACATCGGCAAGAAATGGCACACCAGCAGGACTTAACCAATCAATGCGTGGTATATTATAATGCTTCTTAAGATATTCAATGCCACGATCCCAAAAATTATGTGGAATATCCCATATTGCAAAACGTGCACGGTTATACTGGTCAAAGATTTCACTCGTTTCAAAAGGACGAATAAACCATGTTTTGGCATCAAGTATCATGCACCATTTACTTTCTGCATGTGCAGTGCCAAGTATCTTACATACTTGTTGCGTATACCAACCATTCAGATGTGGTTGTGGATAATAACCAAACTCATTGCGATGAAATATACGAACTTTATAACCAAGATCGCCATACCAACTTACGTCAATATCGTCATGAGTTAACATATCATCATTTAATATAACATATATGTTTTGTATTTCATCACCAAAATAATAAGACATACTGTATGCTTGATGTTCAAGCAAATATAACTCATCACGATAAACAACAGTTAGCAAGTCCATGTTATTTTGTCATCTCATGTAGTGTTCGTGCATGTTGAAGTGAATCCATAACGGTTGCATCTTTGCTTTTGAACACTGGACCCCATTCTTGCCACCATGTAACCAAATCAATTATTTCAGATGTAAAGTTCAACATCAATTGTTGACCACCGAAGGTGTCATTTGTTTGTAGAGATGCTATTCTATAATCATTTGTTGATGAATTTTTAATCGTCATTTCATTGCCTCTTTAATTTCTTTATCGCTATACCCAAGTTCAACTAACATTGATTTATAATCAGTATCACTGATTTGAGTAGAAAGAAGTTCTGCTTCATCACTCTTAATATGCGGATATAATTCTAACATTTTCTGTGCTCGTTTGTTCTTAGCAATCTTGCTACTGTATGCCATCCATTCATGGCGATGCTTGCCCATGTTAGGAGAGACAGTAGTCAATAGCAGCCATTGTAATTTAGGATGCTTATTGATATCAAAGAAACGCTTGTTCACACGCTCGTTCATTGCTTGCAAATAATATTGCTGCAACTCTGGAATACCGTTGACTACACTGCCCCAACGCAACATAAGATAGGTAGAAAACTTCTTGCGTTCTTCATCGGTAAGTTCATCATAAAACTGTCGATTGCGCAAATCAAGCTGTGCCATTTCATAGCCAATGTCAAGTTTGTTAACCACCTATAAAATCCCGTTCTTCTTCTTTTTGCTTTTCTTGACTCATCTCGTAAATTATATACATTTGGTCAGCAAGGTCTTTAAGCGTAGGATTGGTTTCAGTAGCACGAAGAATTGCTAACCATCTTGCTTGACCAATGGGTAGACTAATGGTCCTATCGCTATCATAATCAAGAGTGCTGATACCGCTGTTTTGTGTTTTAACGTTTGCCATTTGTCATCGTTTCAGTTATTGTTTCTAATATTTCAAGGTTTATATGTTCAAGCATACTATTGGTCATACCGTCAGACAACTCTTGTATTGCATCAGGTTGTGCTTCTTTACTAATTTTATACAACACACGCAACTGATCTGCGGCATCTTTAAGCGTAGGATTTGTTTCCATTGCTTTAAGTATAGCCATCCATTCAAGATACTCATCAGTATAATAACGTTTTGGTATTGGTCCTAAAATGCTCATGGTAATATTATACTATACTATATTTTGGATGTCAATAGTC